GGCAGTTGACATGTTCGCCGGGATCGGCGGGGCGACCATCGGACTCGCCGCCGGTGGGTTCGACGTGCGGGCGGCGTGGGAGACCGATCCGGTCGCCTCGTACGCCTACCGCGTGAACCACACCAGGGGACGGATATCGCTCAGTTTGGCGACGCGACCGACGTGCGGCCAGATCGTGTTCCGAATGACCTCGACCTGCTCTTCTCGGGGCCACCGTGTCAGGGGTTCTCGTCGGCTGGTGGGAGTATCGAGGACGACCCGCGCAACCAACTCGCGTTTTGCGTTCCCGAGTGGGCCGACGCGGTCGCGCCGAAGGTCGTCGTTATCGAGAACGTCGTCGGGCTACAGGATCTTCACGGCCCGACACATAGCGCGTTGGTAGACGCGCTCGCGGACGCCGGCGACGGCTACACCGTGGCGACCGTCCGGCTGGATGCTGCCGACTACAACGTCCCGCAGGCTCGTGAGCGCGTGTTTCTCGTTGCTGTTCGTAAGGACTGCCCGACGCCCGACCAGTGGGAACCGCCCGTGGTTACAGCACCGACGCCGACGCGGACGGTCACGGGGACTTTGCTGCCGGAGTACGCCACCGCGGGCGACGCGCTCGACGAGCTGCCCGCGCCAATCGCCTCGGCTCCGCCCGCCGACGATCCAGTCCACGAGACGATTGAGGCGGTCGTCACCGGCGCTGGCAAGTGGGGACGGCACCGCGTTGACCCTCACACCGTGGCCGGGCACCGGAAGGTCGGCGAGACGATTGTCTCGGTGCCGCCGAACCACGTCGCACCTGATCACGCCGAGAAGACGCGAGCGAAGTACGCCGAGTGGCCGCTCGGGTACTGCGGGGGTCGGACAACGGATCGGCGGTTGCACCCCGACCAACCGGCCCCGACGATGACAGTTTCGGGCGGGGTTCAGCCAATTCACTATCAGGGACGGTCGCCCTCGACGCCCGGCGAGTCCGTCGATGACGTGCGCCGGCTCACTGTTCGCGAGGTTGCGCGGCTCCAGACGTTCCCCGATATGGTGACCTTCGCCGGGACGCGCATCGAACAGTACCGACAGGCTGCGAACGCCGTGCCCCCGGATCTCGTGGCACACCTCACGGGCCATCTCCGAGAAGCGGTGCTCGAACACGGGACCGACGGCGAGGAGGATGTCACGTGAGATAACCGATAGTCAGCGACCGGTAGCCGCCGAGGCGTTGGTGTAGCGCAGTTCGACTCTGCGCCGCCTCATCGAGTCGAAACCCGCCATCGACTCCGGTTAAACAATTGGTGGGACACAACTATGACCCGACGAAGTTCAACCCCCGACGAAGTGGTACAATTCGCAGGACTGACCAGCCACAACAACGTCGAACTCACCGACAAAGCAGCTAGAAGCAGCCAGCGGTGATCACAGCCGAGACAACGGGTTCTATCCCGACGATATGCCCGACACCTCGCTCGCAACAGCCATCCGTGGCCTTGAACGAGCAGAAGAAACGGGCAACGCGTGGAAGATTCCCGAGCAGGTCGCTCGCAACATCGACGTGGACGAACTGAGCGACGACACCCCCGATGGTGTCACGTTCCACGAAACGATGGACGGCAACGTGTTCGTTCAAACCGACCGGTTCCAGTCGGTGATCTCGCCCGACAAGCTCGAAAGCTGGATTCAGGGTGATGCCCGACGGGACGACAACAACCAGTGGATCGACCCCCTGTGGCACAACCCGACAAAAGACTACGCGATTGTCAACCCTCTCGACTTCTACGGCCCGCTCGAAGAGTCGATCCGCGAGAAGGAACTCGGGAACGCCGTGTTCGGCGAAATCCGCACGTACAAAGGGGGTGGCGAGGTTCACATCGAGATGTTGTTCGACGCGTTCAAGATCGACAACCCCGGAGCCGACCCCAACGTGGCTACCGATGGGGGCGAGTCGGGCGGCCCGATCCTCCTCGGTATCCGCACTGGCTACGACTACTTCGGTGGAACAGCCATGTACGCCGAAGGGTTCGCACAGGATACGTGGTGTTCCAACTCGATCCGCAACGTGACCGACCAGAAGTCGCGTCGTCACGTCGGTGAGCCATCGGAAACCCGCGAATGGTGGGACGAGATTCTTGCCGACATGGATCTCATGACTGACAAACTGGCCGAAGTCATCGAGACGGCCAACCAGATCGACGTGGACTACCTGAGTTTCGAGTTCTCGGAGCTTGTGGGCCACACCGACGACCTGCAAGCGTGGTTCGAGATGGCGGGCTTCCCGTCGTACCTCGCCCGTGAGGCGTCCAGTCACGTTCGGAGTCGTGCCGACAACCAGTTTCTCCCCACCATGTGGGAGATGCAGAGTGGGGCAACCTACGCGATCACTCACCACTACCGCGGTGGGGAGAACACCAGCCGCCTCAACGAGTTGGTATCGGCGAGCAACGACATGATCATGAACCCGGCGCAGGCCATCGACCGGACGGAAAACAACGCCCAGCAGCGCGAGGCCCGACAGCGGGCCGCAGCCGAAGACGAGGGCGAACTCGATGCCATGTCCTACGGGGCAGCCGTCGAGAAGTTCCAAGCAACGGTCGAAGACCAGAAAGAGGAGTTCGAAACGCGACAGGAACAACTCCAAGAGATGTTGGTTGCACCCGCACGGCAGCCGACGAGTAGTCGTGGCGTTCGGCTTTGCTGACGACCCCGACTGGAACATGATGCGTGGTCCCGATGAGATGGAAGTGTGGGTCACTGACGATGGCAGTCGAGTGGGGGTACAGATCGGCGAGCAAAAACGGGCGTTGTCACCCGAGGACGCCCGCGAAATGGCAACTGGATTTGCGCGGTACGCCCGTGAAAACCCAGAGCAAGCAACCGACGAGCAGTATCAGGCGGCCATGTTGAGGCGAGTCGCCGAGCGTGTTGACAGTGCGGTAACTGCCGACGAGTAAGACTCCACGGGGGTCACGGCCCCCACGGCAGCTTTCCCACACCGTGTGGGGGTAATTATGGCATTCACTGACGCACAAAAGAAATCACTCGATCAGATCGACCGGTGTGGATTGCACATCAACAAAGGACAGCCGTGTGAATGTGGCGAAGACGCGATTTATGGCACCAAAGCGATTCCCAAATATTCCGACTCAATGGTTTACCAGCATTCATTGTAAAACATGCGGTAACGAGTTTGAGACATGGACTGAGGGGTAATCACCGTGACATACGAACAAATCAATTGGTACGGCGGAACGAGACGGCGAACCGAGGAAGAACAACAGCGCGAACAGGAAGAAGAACCCCCAGCGGAGTACTGGGAAGAGCGAGAGCGACGGTACAAACGGCAAAACCGCGAGGATGGCGACCAGTGACTACTAAAGCTAAACGCGATCTCGAATCCGAACTCGGCCCGAGTCCAGATCCATTTTTCGCCAAAAAAGACGAACCGTGGAAAAACCACAAGCTGATGTTGAAGTTGGACAAACGGCATGAATACCAGTATGAAATTGCCCACGTATTGGGTATCTCGGAGAGTAAAGTGTCGTACTGGATGAGCAAAGCGTATGAATACAGCGAGTCGCAAGTCGAGGAGGCCGCCGAACAGGGCGAGACGAAACAGTGCATCTACCACGAGGTCTGTGGCAACGAGCTAACTGTCGGACGCAACGAGGTCTGCCCGCAGTGTCTCGATCTGGTGCGCCACAACGACAGTGCAACCGGTCAAACAATCGATCCGGCAGATTCTGATTCCTTAGCCGAACACATGTCGGAGTTGTATGGCGAGTATCAATATGAATGAAACACGAGCCGCTGACAGCCGTTCTCAGCGCGTTTCCACTACGAGTGTCATTGGCCATAGCCGATGCAAAGACGACAGCAGCAGCCCTGCTAGCCCGGTCACGGTGAGGCTGGCGAGTACTGCTGTTCTCGATACCACGTCATCAGCTTATCGAACGCCGCTTGCTCGGCTCGTTGACGATCCGAGTAAAAAGTTGAAGTCGGCGTTGTATTTCCTTCCCATGGTCGTGACAATGCCATTGACTTGTGCCGGGCTGACATCACGGTAGTCCATGAACTTGCGGTTGTTCATGAACGTCCCCCATGGCTCTTCGACGTAGATTTGCAGCGGTTCGTCCCAATCCTCTGCACGAACAATCTCACGCCGGAACCGGTCGTGACCATGGGTGATCGACTGTAGAAGATCGGGGCCGGACTTCCGTTCGACAGCCAATGACGGAACATAGGTGTCGTACTCGTCGTTGTACTCACAGAGTTCCGCAATGGTGTAGTCGCCGGTTTCGAGCGTTACTTCTTTGGTATCGACCGGGTAGTTCTCGAACAGCCATGGCTTCTGTTCTCGTCGGTCAACGAGAATGGTAAATACTGCCATGCTATAACCCCGTGCGGTTTTTCACTGACATGATAACACTCATTTGGTCAGTTGAATCCATGCCGAGATCGTGACCCATGGCAGCGAACCCCTCGTCGTTTTCAGTTTTATCTGGATGTGGCCAGTACCGCTTGCCTTGACAGTCGATGTTGGCCACGATCACACAGACAGCAAACGCGAGGTAGTCGAGTGGCTTGCCAGTATCTCGGATGTCGATACCATCGAGAATTTCCCGACCTCGGCTTTTCTGGTAGTCAGTAATGCCGACCTGTGAAGCAATGGCATCGTACCGATGCAGGTTGTCCTGTCGGTACATCGCTTCTTTGTTTTCACGTCGGGGGCCGTTCCACAGGCCAGTGTTGTACGCTCGGAACCGCTTGTACTGCGCTTGTTTGTGACTCGGTGCGTCTTTCGGATGAATAGCCGTCGCGTTGTCAGTATCAGACGTGACAACCTCTGGCGGCTGCTTTTCGTTGACTCGTTCCATCGGGAAACACGAGAGCAGCCACCCACGGTTTGCTACAAAGGGGGAAACATACAGAAGGGGGATTAACTTAAGGGTTACTACTGT